GGTCGAAGTCCGCGGGGTCGGCCTCAACGAACAGGTGCCAGCCGACCGAGTAGACGCCGAACCCGCCGAACGCGAGCGACAGCATCTGCGCCCACTCAGCCGGGGAGTGTGCGTGGCCAGTCATTCCGCACCGCCCGACTCGGCGAGCAGCGCGGCCAGCTTCTCCGCCGACTTCTTCACCGCCGCCGCGTCCTCCACAGGCCACGCCACCGGCAGGCCGAGCAACTCGGACAGCTGGCGGCGTGCCGCTGCGTGCCCCTGCCACCGGTCGTAGTCGTGCGTGTTGTCGCCATGGCAGTTCCGCAATGCGGTGACGTACTCCGCCCGCGCGGCCACGAACTCCGCGACGATCGCGTCCTGCTTCTCCCGCTTCCGCAGGGCCTTGATCGCGTCGTCGAGGGACTCGTTCGTCGAGTGCCGCTCCGACTCCAGGGCACCGATGCGAGCCTCAGCGGCCAGCAACTCCTCCGTACGGGCCACCAGCAGCTCAGCCATCCGCCCGGCATGCGAGGTGAACCGGGCCGCACGACGAGCCAGCATCCGATCCTTGACCTGCTCGTCCGACGGACGCTCCCAGGAGTGCACACCCGCAGTCGCGATGTACCGCCGCCCGTGCACCCGCTTCGCTTCACCGCAGTGCGTACAGCCGTACGGCTCCGACACCCGCTCACGGATCAGATCCCGCTCACGCCGGGCACGAGCGGTGTCACGCCCCGCCTGCTCCAAGAGGCCCTGCAACTCGACGACCTGCTCCGCCAGCCGCTCCAGCTCGGAACGCGGCTCCGGGCCGACCGGCACCGGCAACACACGCGCCGACCCGACAATCCCGTGCTCCGCCAACTCCGCCAGCGTCGCCATCACGAACTCCGGGCACCGGCACGAACCCTCAACCGCGTACAAGCCGCGCCCGTCAGCCGTCACCGCGCGCCGCTCCCAGCACACGCCATCCCGCGTGTTCACGACCAGCGGGTCGTGCGTCACCGCGGCGCTCACAGCGACACCGCCACAGCAGCAGGCAGAAGCACGGCCACCTCGACCGGAACGTCACGCCACACCGTCTTCAGCACGTGCCGCCGCACCCGCTGCCCGCGCAGCTCGAACGTGTCCGCCGCCGCCCGCACGCTGCCACCGAGGACCTCGGCGTACGCCGACAGGGACTCCAGGCCGCCGTGGAGGCTGCCGTGCAGGTCGGGGATGATCGATCCGATCGACCAGCCAGCTTCCGGCAGTTCGGGGTGCTCGGTCAGGAGCTGCACCAGCGCGGTCGCTGCGCTGAGCTGGGTAGAGTTACTGGTCACGGGGACCTCTTTCTGTGATGAGGGGTTGCCGAAAGTCGTGGGGTCGTCGGGTCGCATCCGGCGGCCCTTCGGCGCATCTGGGGGGTGGGTCAGGCGGCGTCGGCCGGCGGCTGGCTCTGCATCGCGCGGGCCGAGGCGAAGACCGCCCGCAGCTGCTCGCGCAATTCGGGCCGCAGCGGCGGCGCGGCATCGACGATGCGGCGGGCCTTCTCGATGGCGGCCGGGCCGAGGATCTGCGCGGCGCGGGCCCGTGAGAACGGGGGAGCCTCGTTCATGCCGGCACCGCGACGATCTGAGGGGGCTCGACGGGGGCCGGGACTGTGCGGCCGGTGTGCTCCCACAGGACGAGGAGGTCGACTCCAAGCCGTTTGGCAATTGCCAGAGCCTCGTCCTGGGTGGCGGTCTCCCGCTCTCCGGTGCGCAGGTGGCCGATCTTGCTGGGGTGGCATCCGGCGGCGTCGGCGAGGTCGCGGACGCTGACGCTTCGGCCGTTGCCGGTGCGTTCCATCAGCTGACACAGGAGGTCAGGACTGACGAGCACCATGGGGTTTTGCTGGGGGCGCATTGATCACCTCCGTAGACGCTGTGTGCGTTTCCGTGAACAAGACCGACAGTACACATCGGTAGACGGCCTGTCTACGCAAACGCACAGCGAGTCCGTTTGAGACATCACACCCCGTGGGGATGGCGCGCACGGGGTGTTTCCGTAGACACTTCGTGCTAGGCCGTGAACGGTTGCGCGGGTTGACCTGCTATTTACTCAGTGATCAATAGCGGTAACGTAGACATCAGGCGTCACGCCAGGGAGCGAAGAGGGCAGAATGCACGCCATGACCGAGCGCACTGACTTCACCGACCTCCTCAAGTCGCGGCGTGCCGAGCTCGGCTACAGCCTGCGCGAGATGGAGGCGCGCTCTCGCGATCCCGAGAGCGGGGAGCAGGCCAAATTCGGATGGCTGTCGAAGGTGGAGCGCGGTCTATCCGTCGACCCGCCCAAGAAGGAACGCCTTAAGGCGCTCTCGATCGGCTACGGACTGCCCGTGAAGATCCTCCAGGGTGCAGTCTTCAAGCAGTTCTACGGCTACGACCCGGCATCCGACTCCTCTGTCGTGTGGAGCGAGGACCTCACGACCCGCATCATCGCGGCGCGAGCAGAGGAAATGTCCGACGACGACCGCCGGCAGCTTGCCGAGATCGCGGAGACCTTTGCCCGTAGGAAGACGCAGCGTAACGATGGTGTCGAGGGCAAGTCGGACGAATAGTACGACTTTCCGTAACTCACTGATTCACTCTGGTCACAGCCTGATCAGTGTGGCATCGTCGGTGATCCGCCTGGGGGGCGCAAACCGATCACTCCGCACGCCCTCTCGAACTGGTGAGCGATTTTTGGCGTGCGGCTGCAATGCGGGAGGCAAAGCGTTGGCGGAAAACCCGAGAGACGCAGAGGGTGACGGCACGCCGGAAGGCCAGTTGCCCCCAGAAGAAGCACCCAAACCCCCCACGCCGTGTGCTGAAGTCAGGATGGAACTGGTCGACAGTCTGCCCGGCGGCAGGGCCATCGTGGGCGTCGAGCAGGAGGGCGAGTTCACGTGGCTCGCCGACCGGCACCACGTAAGCACCCAGGCCCGAGACGAGTTCGTGGATCAACTCTCGCGCATCGTCGAAGAGCGCTGGTGGATCCAGAACTGGCCCGGCATGTAGCCACGTAGCGAACCCGCAGCCGCCGACCTGCGGGTTTAATACGGCATTTCCCTAGTCTTCGATCTAGCAAAACCCAGCGGAACGCTGTTCTCGTGTGCCAGGCTGAAGCATGGCCATCGACGCACTCGGTATCCCCACCCGCGCCATCATCTACTGCCGCATCAGCCGCGACCGCGAGGGCGCCGGCCTCGGCGTCGAACGCCAACGCGAGGACTGCGAAGCCCTCGCCGCGCAGATCGGCGTCGAGGTCGTCGAGGTGTACTCCGACAACGACCTGAGCGCCTACTCCGGCAAGCCGCGCCCCGGATACCAGCGACTCCTCGCCGACCTGCGAGCGGGCCGTGCAGACACCGTCCTGGCCTGGCACACCGACCGCCTGCACCGCTCCCCGGCCGAGCTGGAGGAGTACATCGACGTCTGCGAGCCCCGCGCCATCCAGACGCGCACCGTCAAGGCCGGCCATCTCGACCTCACCACAGCCACCGGCCGCATGATCGCCCGGCAACTCGGCGTGCAGGCCCGCTACGAAGTCGAGCGGATGATCGAACGACAGCGGCGCACCCGGGACCAGATGGCCGAGCAGGGCAAGCACTTCGGCGGGCGGCGCCCCTTCGGCTACGAGGAGGACCGCATCACCCCCCGCGCTCTGTGGTGCCCGTCCTGCGGCGCGGAGGACGGCTTCAGCATCGTGCAGCGCTGCTCGACATGCTCGCAGGCCGGGCCGTTCGTCCCGGGCCGCATGTGCGGCTCCTGTGACGCCCGCGAAGGGGTAGCCGTGGTGTCCCTGTGCGCGTGCGGCGCCGACGCTGATGTCGTCGAGGGCTCCGAGGCGTGGCATGTGCGCTGGGCGGCGGACGCGATCCTCGCCGGGGCATCGCTGAACTCGATCGCCACCACCTGGAACGAGAAGAACGTGCCCACCAGCACCGGCGCGAAATGGGCGGGCCCCGAGGTGCGCAGCATGATGGTGCGGCCCCGCAACGCGGGCATCATCCGACACCGCGGCCAGGAGGCCGGCCCCGCCCGATGGCCCGCGCTGCTCGATGAGCCGCTGTGGCGCAGTGTCGTGGCCGTGCTGTCGGATCCCTCGCGGCGGACTTCGCCGGGCAACGAGCGGAAGTACCTCGGTACCGGGATCTACGAGTGCGGGCTGTGTCCCCAGCCCAACTCGGTCCGAACCATCACGAGCAACCGGCAGGGGGCCAGGCACGAGCTGGCATACGGATGCCGGGTCAGCAAGCACGTGGTCCGCAAGGCCGAACCAGTCGACGCGTATGTCCAGACGCTGGTCCTGGACCGGCTGTCGCGAGCCGACGTCGCCGAGCTGCTCGCTGCCCGGGAAGACCCCGTCGACGTGCGTGGCGCCCAGCGGGATATGCGAGAGGCTCGGGAGACGCTCGACATGCTGGCCGAGCAGTTGGGCGCGGGGGATATGGATGTCCAGGAGTGGCGGGTGGCCCGGAAGTCGGCGCGTGAGCGGCTGGAGAAGGCAGAGCACATTCTGGCGCGCGCAGTCGAGGTGAACCCGGTGGCCGGCCTGATCGGCGCCGACGACGTGGATGCCGAGTGGGAGCGGCTGGACCTGTCCCGGAAGCGCGCGGTGGTCTCGTACCTGATGTCCGTGAGGCTGCTTCCCGCGCGCCGCGGGCGGATCCCTGGCGGGGGGTACTTCGATGCCGACAGCGTGGAAGTCACCTGGAAGTGAGGCGCCCCCCAGCGGGGGTCCCGGCTGGGGGGCGCCGTCGACCGGGCTGCCGCAGCCTGGGGGGCGAGCGGCGGCCCGGCCGGACCGTGGAGGGCGCGTCACACCCTTTGCCGACCGTTGACGTTCGGCAAGGTTTTCTGGAGACCGTCACCCATGTGGGTGATGGATCTCCGCGAGATGGTCACAAACCGTGCCTGATGATCTTCAAATGTACGGTCGACGATACAGACACCCGTTCTTGATCAGTCCAGCGTGGTGCGAGTGCCGTCCGCCCCGCCCGACTGGGTTCTCGCTCGCCGCCGGGAACTCGGTGACCACCTCCGCGACGCCCGCCGGGGCAAGCGCCTGTCCCAAGAGCAGGTTGCCGAGCTGGCCGGTCTCGACCGCCAGGCCGTGAATCGGATTGAGCAGGGCCACCAGAGTCCTCTCGTCGACAATCTGATCCGGATCGCGGCGGTGCTGGACCTTGAGGTGGTACTCGCCGATCCCGTTCCTGAGGAGTGACCCGCCGCCGGTGCCCTGTCCCGTTGCAGCACCAGCGGCGGGCCGTGACCGCCACGTGGGGGACGTGGCGGCCGTCATCCCTCCCGTGCCGGTTCCGGCCAGGACACGGGAGAGGTCAAGGGGTCCGGATGGCACAGAGTCCGGTGGACGTGCAGTGTTATCCCGGGGCCGGTCGGCCGGTCAACGTCCACGGCCTCGGCGTCTTTCTCCTTGAGCGGTCGGCCGCAGCGGGCGCAGAACATCAGCTGGCCCCCTTGCCGCAGCACGGGCAGGGCTGCCCGGCCGGTCCGTGGGCAGTTCCAGTGCAGCCGTGGTCACCGCCGAAGGTCCGGGCGGTCATGCATGGCTCGCACGGCAGGGCGCCTTTCGACAGGCGCTTGAGGAGTCCTGAGTACCGGTTGCCGTCGCGGACGAGGCGCCACAGGGCGCGGCCGGTCTCGCACTGCTCGCCGTCGTCGACGCACTGCTCGCACGTCGGTGCGTGCTGGTGCAGGGCGCGGAAGGCCGCCATCCCCGTCGAGGTCTTGCAGCCGCGGGGGAACCAGTTGTAGGCCCCGTCCAACCGGCCCTTGCGTCGGGGGCCGAGGTCGACGGCGGTCTCGGCGGTGAGGATGACGCCGCACCAGACGCAGGCCTTCCCGCGGACCTGGCTTTCGGACAGTCCGTCGAGGGCCGGGAGCGCGAGCAGAGCGAGCGCCTCACGACCGCCGTTGCTGTCCTCCAGGGCGGCCTGCAAGGCGCGGGGATCGGTGATCCATCCGTCGGTGCCGGGGCAGACACGCCAGTGCGGGCCGCCGCCGTCCGTGAGCCGGGCCGGAGGGATCGCCACAGACGCGCCCTTCCCGAGTGCGCGTGTGCCGGCCACATCCCAATGGGCGGCGGTTCCGACGGGAGTGAAGAAGTAAGTCAGCGCGGTGAGGGGGTCGTCGACGACGGCTCCGCAGCGTGAGCCGAGGATCGCGACGGCCGATGCTCCGATGATGCGCGGTACGCGGATGGCGTCCCAGGTGTGCCCAGCGTCTTCGAGCGTGCAGCCTGCGGCGGACGGTAAACGCGTGGTTGGCATCGGTGCTCCTCGGCCTGGTAGTTCAGGTGCGTACAAGGGTGTCGACGCAAACGGCAGATTCCGAGGACTTCAATGCGCCTTTCTCGTGCCGGAAAGAGGACTTTCTGTGCTGCGGACGGGTGATGACTGGCCTTCAGTACGACGTGCGGCGACACTGGCCGCAGCGTTCGATACGGAGGTGCAGCAGTGGCACGGCGCTCAGGCAACACCCGACTTAAGGCGGCTTCGGTCGCGGCCGGTTACTCCACGAACGAGGCGCTGGCTGAAGCCATTGGGGTGGGGACTCGGCAGGTGAGTCGGTGGATGTCGGACACTCCGCCGTGGCCTCAGCCCCGGGTGGGCCAGGTTATCGAGCGGGTCCTCGGCCAGCCCCTGGAAGCGCTGGGATTCACGCTGCCCGGCGGAGCGGCGGCGGATCGCGGGCGCCGCACTGTGCTTCCCGCGTCGGCCGCGACCGGCGGTCTCGCGGCCGTCCCCACGCAGACCATTGCTGTGCAACCCGCTTCCGTCGCAACCGATTACGGGGCCGTGACGCGTGCGCATCGACGGCTCTACTGGTCTGTGGCTCCGGCCACGCTGCATCCGGCCGCGCTCTCTCACGCCACTCTGGGGTGTGCTCTGTTGCCGGAGACTGCTGGCCAGACAAGGCAGCGCGTGGCAGCGGCCCTCGCCGAGACGTGGCTGCTCGCCGGGCGTATCGAGTTCTTCGACATGCGTGACGCCGAACGCGCGCAGCAGACGCTGCTCCGTGCGCTGCAGGCCGCGGGCGAGGCCGATGACCCGCTGATCGGCGCCGCGGTCCTCGCGCACACGGCGTTCATCCCCGGGTGGGCCGGTGACCGTGACGGGGCCGTTGAGCGGATGGTGGCCGCGCGGACGTACGCCCGGCGCGGCCCGGCGTCGGCCGAGCTGCTGGCGTGGCTCGACGCGGTCGAGGCGGAGTGCGAGACCCGGTGCGGCAACACCAGGACGGCGCTGCACTTGATCCGGCACGCGGAGGATGTCCTCGCCGCGGGCAGCGAGCACGCGAGTCCCGAGTGGCTCGACTGGTTCACCCCGGTACGGCTGCGCGCGTTCAAGGGCAACACGGAATTGCGGGCCCGCCACCTTCCGCAAGCCCGCGAGACTCTGCTCGGCGTCCTCGAAGCGCTCGACCCGGCCGAGGAGAAGCAGCGGACCGTCATCCTCGGCGACCTGGCGGCTGTCGAGGCGGCGACCGGTGACCCGGAAGCAGCGTGCGGGTACGCGCTGCGGGCGCTCGATCAGCTGGAGCGCACGTGGTACGCGATGGGCATGGACCGGGTGCGGGAGGTGCGGCGCACGCTGGCGCCGCACCAGCACGAGCAGTGCGTGCGTGACCTCGACGACCGGCTGTATGGCTGGTCGACGACGGTGAGCGCACTCAGCCGGTGAACTCGGCGATCAGGCCGGGCAGTTCCAGGAGGCTCTCGACTCGGAAGGTCGGGAGCTTCTCTGCTTCCTCGGTCCGCCACTGGATGGTCGCCCACGGGCCGCGGTGCACGAGCGCGCTGTGCATGCCCGCGGCGGCGGCCGGGCGGAGGTCGTTGTCGACGCGGTCGCCGACGTAGAGGATCTCGTCGTTGGCGAACGGGGTGACCTCGGCGACCCGGTGGAAGAACTCGGGGTCCGGCTTGCTGGCGCCCCAGTCGTCCGAGGTGCCGATCAGGTCGACGTCGTCGGTGAACAGTTCGCGGAGGATCGTCCCTGCCCGGACCGTCTGGTTGCCCGCGATCCCGAGCCACAGGCCGTCCGCCCGGAGCTGGTGCAGGGCGGGCCGCACGTCGGCGTAAAGGTCCTCCTCGCCGAAGTGCTCCGGCTGTCCGGCGGCCGCGCGCTTCTCGCGCTCCTCGTAGAGGTCGAAGCCGGGCCGGAACTCCTGGAACGTCTCGCGGTAGTCCCGCCCTTGGGCGATGACCGCGCCGAACATCGCGTGGAACGTGTGCCTAGGGATCTGGAGCCAGTCGGCCCACGTGCCGTACTCACGCGTTTCGTCTACGAGGCACTCACCAACGTCGAAGATCACAGCTCGAATCATGCGGGCAGGGTATCGGGCGCCCTCTGGGGTGAGGACTCTGGATAGGGGGAGCTGGCGTGAGTGTGCGGGGCGCTTCGTCGATACGATGGGAGCATGTCCCCCGACCCGAAAAGCCCTGGTTCTGTGCGCTCGGTGGCCGACATCAACGACGACATCCGCGACCTCTGGCAGCGTGCCGGCGGCGTGCTCACGCCCGGGCAGCGGGAGGAGTACGGGCGGCTCCTCGGCGAGTACGCGGCCGCTGTCGCCGCGCGCATCGTGAAAGCCGCCTGACCGCCGGCCCAGCCCCCACGCCTACGCGTACTGCATCCGCCGAGGATCCAACGCCGCGGCCTGAGGCGTCTCGCCGCCGTTCCCGGACCCGTCGTCTTCCGGCGAATCCTTCATGCACACCAGTGCATCCGGATCCCACGCCGGAGCCTGCAAGCCGTATCCCTCCGGACACGTCGGGCCGGGTGGGCCCATCGGCCCCTGCTCCCCAGTAGCGCCAGTCTCGCCCCGCTCACCCTGAGGACCAGTAGGGCCTACCGGGCCGGGCACCGTTGAGTCCGCGCCCGGCGGCCCGGACGGTCCCGGCACTGTTGAATCGGAGCCCGGCCGTCCCGGCGCACCCGAAGCGCCGGACGCGCCCGGCGACGGAGTCAGCGTGGGGGCAGGCTTCCCCGACTCGCCAGGATCGCCCTTCTCGCCCTTCTCGCCCGAAGGTCCTGTCACGCTCGCCCCGGGCTCGCCCCGACTGCCTGCGGGGCCGGCCACCGGTGTCGCACCAAGTCCCTCTACCTGGCGAGCCAGCGCGTCCCGGGCTGCCCGCTCGTCTCGCAACTCCCGGGCCTGGTCCACCACCAGGACAGCGAGCCCGGCGAGCAGGCAGAGGGCCAACATGCCTGTGACAGCGCCGAGCCATTCCGCTCGGGGCACTGGCAGGCGGCGCTTCTTCCTGTGCGTGGTCTTCACTTCGCCACCACCGCCCAGATCGCGATCGCCGCGGAGAGCAGTCCCATCAGGACTGGCACGATCATCTGGTAGAGGCGTGCCTGACGTTCCCTCTCCCGCCGGTCCCGCTCGTCGCGCTGGTACTTCTCGAACTCGTTCTCCAGCGCCTCATTCGCGTCCTTGGCTTTCTGGAGCTCCTGGCTGAGGCCGTTGATCCGCTGGTCCGTGTACGCGGACTGAAGGGCGTACACCTCCGTTGAGACGACCTTGTCGAGGCGGGAGTTGATGCCCTGGCCCATGACGCGGACCTCTTCGCGGAGGGCGTCCACGGTGCGTCCGAGTTCGCCTACGGAAAGGTCTTCCGGCACACGTCACCACCTGTCGAGGCCCTCATGGTCTGTCGGCAGTCTGGCACCCGTAGGCGGGTATCGCGTTCCGGCGGCTGTCGTCACACCCGCAACACTGCATAATGTTTTTCAGTCGACCGGTCCAGTGAATGCGAGTTCGTCATGTCGCAGACCAGCACCCCGCGCCGCCTGGGGCGTCCCAGAGATCCACAAGTTGAAGCCCGGGACAACCAGATCTACGAGCTCATCGCCCAGGGCACAGACTCTCGCAGCGCGCTCGCCACTGCCACAGGCCACCACCGTGACGCCGTGTACCTATCGTGCAAGCGGCTCCAGGCAGCGGGCCGTATCCGCCAGTGCCTCGGCTCGAACGGCGCCGTGGTCTGGTCTGTCGCTGACGGCGTCCCCTGCCCGTAGAAGGGGGCTACTCGTGAGCATCGTCGAGTACTTCTCCGCAGACGACGTCGCCTGGCAGAACAACGCGCCCTGCGCCGCCGCCGACTTCGACTTCATCCCCGACGTCGAGACCGACGGCGAAGCAGCCGAAGCCGAAGAGCGCTGGTGCCGCACCTGCCCGGCCCGCGCCCGCTGCCTGGCCTGGGCCATGCTCCACCGTGCCGAAGGCTACTGGGCCGGAACGACGACCTATCAGCGCGACCAGCTGCGGCGGGTGCGCACGCGCGCAAAGTGCCCGCTGTGCCAGTGCGTCGACCTCGTGTACGCGGACCCGCACGAGCTGTGTCTCGCCTGCGGGGTGTCGTGGATCCGCGACGTGCGGGAGGAGCCGATCGCAGCTACACCGCTACCGCAGCCCGTGGCGTAGCCCGCTCCATATCGTGCGCCTTCTGCCATGCCTCGGCCCAACGCCAGCTGTGGTCCCGCAGCCTGAGCTGTGCAGCCACCACGCGCCCTGCCTCCGACAGCTCCTGCCGTAGGGCGGCCGACTCCCGTAGCCGCTTCACCTCCCGGTACCAGACCCTCGGCCGGTCAGCGAGAACACCCGCACCCATCTCGTGCAGCCGCCGGTACTCCGCCCGCGGAGACGCCACCCACGGCACCCCGCACGCAGACATCTCCAGCGG